AATAGGTCCAAAGTAATCACTCTTTCCTAGATTTTTTCCAGTATTCTCAATAGCCTTAAATGGGTTTACAGTATCAACTGCTCTTTGTGCAGCCTTAAGGGGGTTTGGGAATATGCCAAATAATTTCTCTTCACCACCAATATCAGCACCTGGACTTTCAAACTCAACTTCTCTTGGTTTTTGTACAAATTTTGTTTTTCTTTTTTTCTTTCCCTTTCCAGTTATTCCACCTGTTCTACGAATGGCACCTTGTTTCTTACCACCTCTCGTTATACCACCACCTGCTTTTCCTTGAACCTTTTGTTTTTTTGGTTGTGGTTTTTTATTACCAAAGAATACATCATATAATGCACCACCAATTGCATCACCACCTATACTACCAAGAATACCACCAACAATTCCACCAAAACCAAAAGCAAGTGACCCAATAGCAGCACCAATTGATCCAAATAATCCAGCACCAATTGCCTTAAATGCTGCTCTTCCAGGATCTTCTCCAAGTGCTACAGACAATCCAAAGTCAATTAATGCTCCAATAATTGGAAGTCTTTTTAAAAATGGTTTTGTGAATTTTAAGATTGACTTCGAGGCACCCTTTTCTCCTAGATTTATTATGTTTCTTTTACCAAATCTTTTTAAGAATTGGTCTTTGCCAAATCTTTGAGCATATCTTTTCTGTACATTAGTACCAACTCTACGTCCTTTGGTATCAAAACCTTTTTTAGGAGTACTGGGGGATACGCCACCACCAGCATCACCACCACCGAAAGAACTCAAAGTTACAGCAGCAATAATTGTAGTCTCAACAAGTGTTCCTAAAGCACTATTAAAACCATCAAATACTTTTGCAAAGTTTTCTCCGCCAAGATTTTTCAGAAAACCTCGCGTTGCGTCATATGCTTTATATCCCCAATCAATAAAACTAACCAAACCATTTAATATACCCCCACCAACATCAATCAAAAACTCAGCAACATTTCCAACTGCCTTAGCAAAAGGAATTAACTTTGGTAGATGATCAATCAGTCTTACAGCAAAATATGCAAGAAGCATATTACCAATAAACTTTCTAATTCTATCTAAAAATCCAAGTCTAGGTAATGATGGTATCTTACCTTTACCCTCTTTTGGTGCTTTCTTTTCTTCCAGTTCTTCTTCTTTTTTTACTCTCTTTTTAGTCTCATTTTCTTTTTGTTCTTCTTTTTGTTCCTTTAGTTTTAGAGTATATCCCCTTGTTATTAACTTTTCAATTTTTATAACCTGAGTTCTTATTATTAATACTTGACCTTCAATTCCACCTTCTTTCTTTTTGCCAATATCAATCGTCTTGCTTCTTACTGCAAGTGCCCCTCCTGATGGTGGTAAAAGTTTTGTGGGATTAACTGCCATTTTCTTTACCTACTCCTGATACCCAGAACAGCCTGGTTTCTTCTTGTTCCTTGTGGATGTGCTGGACTTACTGCTGGAGTTGAGGTTGTTCTCTTACGCGCAGCTGCAGTTCCTCTTGCACCATTCATACCACCTCCAGCAACTCGTATAACATTTGTTTTTGGTTTTACCGGTGGTTTCACAGGAGTACGACTGGTTGCTTTTGGTTTTACAACTTGTGCTTTTGGTTTTACTGCTTGTGCTTGTTTTTTTCTATAGGTCAAATCGTTTTGAACGTCTTTTAAATTTCCACCCATCTGTTTCATCATTTTCTTTTGGGTCTCAACACTTGCACCTCTTGCTTGTAAAGATTCCAAAGAATTTACCATAGCGACTTTTTGCTTTTGCATTGAAAGTCTTTGATCATTCTCTTTATATGCTCCGGGATTAATTGCCCTTCCCAACATTTCAAGTGGATTTGTAGTTCCTGTTCCTGGTTTAGGACCTCTAACATATACGGGTTTACCACCTCTCATTGCTTTATGTCCAACGAAAGGTCTTCCCTTATCATCAGTCATAATCTGAGTCTTAGGCATATCTTTGAAAGACTGCTGCTTTAACCCATAACCACCTTTGATTGCGCCACCAATTCCACCACGACTCATTCTTTCCTTAGCAGCGTTTACGCCAGATGCATCATCCGCAAGTTTTCCGCCCAATGCAGCACCACCAAAACCACCAGCAACGCCACCAATAATTGCACCGATCGCTGCTCCAGGTGCTGCACCAACACCACCAAACATTGCACCAATTCCACCACCAATCAAAGCACCTGCTTTTGCTCCACCCATCCAACCAACTTGACCACCAAGAGCAGAACCAGCAGCACCTAAACCTGCTTGTGTTGTTGTTTGTCCTGCTTGTTTTCTATCGTTAAATTCCATAGCAGCAAAAGCAGCTTGTAGTGCTCCTCCATAACCTCTAACTCTTGGTTTTGGAGTTCTAACATCAGTCGAAAGTGCCCCAACCGATTTTGTTATAGCAGAGGAAGTTGGTGGTTTTGATCCTGATGGTGGCGGAGACTTTGGAGTTGATTGAGTTTGATTTTTCCGCCAATCTTTCCAAGAAAATCCCGAAGACTTTGGTGGTCTTTGAGATTTTCTCGAATAAGGTTCTTGAGATCTCTTTGTATTTTTAACTTTTTCAACTTCTTCTACAAATTGAGCCCACGGTGGTGGTTCACCTGTCTTCATAAAAGTTTTCATAAAATCGCGTGATGCTTTATTGGCAGAATCCATATCACCATAAACAGAACCTTTCATAAATTTTTCAGGATTTATCTTCATATAATTAGTCCAAGCTTCCTGTGCGGCAATTGGATTACCAATAAAACCGCCGCCAGCAGCATAAGTAGTTCCACTTATTATCTTGGGTTTGTTTGTTCCACCACCAGCAGCATTCATTGATTCTAAAGTATCGATGCCATATTTTGCAACGGCACCACGAGACATTACAAACTCACCGTCACTAAGCATCGCAGGAACTTTATCTACACCCTTCTCACCACTTACAAACCCACTTGAAGCGGCACCAAGGGTTCCACCAAGAAGCATTCCAAGTGGTCCAAACATAGAACCTAATGAAGCACCCCCCAACATTCCTTTAGAGTTAAATCCACCACCAGCAAATGCAGGAAATCTTGGTATTACATATCCACCACCAGCAAAACCTTGTGCCTTTTGTTCTCCACCACCAAGACCACCTTCAAGCGTCTTGCCAAGTGCCATTGTACCGCCAACAACAGCGGCAGTTTCTAATCCAGCAGCAAGAAGTTTTCCTCTTGGACCGCCAAGAAATCCTGCAACTTTTGCTAACTTACCTCCTGCCTTTCCAATACCTGCTTTGACAGCAAGACCAGCAACAGCAGCACCAAGTCTAACTGTGCTTCTTAAAACTAGAGATATCAATCCCCTAGCAAACTTACCAAAAGAAGTTCCAAATATAATATAAAGTGAAAATAACTTGCTCCAATGATCACCAAAAAACCTCATCAAGGATTTAATCTTACCTTGATTTTGCGGATCAGCTAACCAATCAATCAACTTGACTACTGCTCTAGCCAAGAACATCTTTAAGAAAAAGTCAATTATCCTACTTAAAATTGACTTGACAGGTGCTACTACATTATCAACTACTTTAGAGACAGCACTAAATCCTTTTTCTAATCCTTTCTCTAAAGCATCTCTTTTTAATCTTTCTTTATCTCTTCTCTTCTGCTGTTGATTTTTTATATCAGCAGAAATACCTTGATTTAATATTTTAATAATATTACCAAGTGAATTGATAATATCTTTTAAATATCCATTTATACCAACGACTTCTTTTTTATCTTCCGCTACTTGCAACTTTTTGTAAGTTGCTAATCCTCCTATTGGCGACTTTACAAGAGCACCGCCTTTTGACCCCAATCCACCACCAGCTGGTCCTAGGACAGGACCAGTACTGGGAAAAGATGCTGCTCTTACAGTCTTTGTAGAAATTACCTTGTCTACAAACTTTTCAAAACTTATTTTATTTCTTCTTTTTGAGAATGCTTCTTTTATCTGAGCATTAGAAAGTTTCTGCCCACCTAAAGTATTTTCAGTTAATAATTCATTTAGGTAATGTTCATACCTATCTTTTCCAAGAAACTTGGAAGCAGATATTGCTTTAGAAGTGGGCATTGTTCATCTGCTGTTGCTGTTTTGTTTGTTCTTCTTCCAGATGTTGCTTTAGAAGCTCAACATAAACATCACGTTCCCATGGTATCATATTTTCAATCTCTGTTAATGAATATTTATGATACTGCATTAACGAAAAATTAAGTTTAAAATATGACATCAAGTCCATATGGACTAGTGCTACGCGAAAAAAGACGATAACCCTTCTAGGACAACTTCACTTTCAACACCAGTATTTGGATTTTTAACTTTAATTGTGTGAGAAAGTTTTGGCATAGTTTCAAAGAACTTCTCAATATCTTTAAATTGAGAAGAGTTCATCTGATCCAGGAACTCATTAATCTCTTTCTTTGTACAATCAGATGTTGTCCAAACTTCATCTTCAGTGTAAATTTTATCGATACAAGATGAAATTAGATCAAAAGATTGATCGATAGCATTTGCTCCGGTAAAATCAAAGTTATTTTTGATAAACTGTTCTAGTGATGGATACTTCATTTCCATCATAATTGAATCATCAACCTTAATTCTAGTGGAATGTTTTTCATCCTTTTGAACTTTAATATTGTCAATATTGATCTTTACAGGAACTTGCGTTTCCTCATCATCAGGACAAATAATATTAACCTCAATTTCTTCTCCGACAGATTTGCCGCGAATATTAAGAAACAGGTACTCAATATCAAAAGTTGGAAGTTCCTCTACCTTCACTCCCTTTGTATTAATACAGTTCTTAATAACAGTTTTAATAGAAGTTGTAATTTGCTTTGTATCTTCACTCTCTAAAGCAATTACAAGAAGTTTTTCTTCTTTAACTAAGAAAGGTCTATATTGAATTCGTTGTCCAGTTGAAGGCAATTCAAGTTCATAAGTTGGCGTAGCAATCTTTGGTAAAGGCATAATCTCCTATACAATTCAGATGTGATTATTTATTACGATCATCCAACGTTAGAATCAACACCTGGAGTATTGCCGATTACTCCCTGATTAATACCTCCAATAGTACCACCAGAAACTATACCTCTATTTTGAAGTCCGTTTTCTTGCGCTGCTGCTTGACTAAAGGAACCAGTATTACTCCCACCATTTCCTAGAGCATATTGCCCAGACAGTGCCCAAGTAGGAATGTTGCCAAAACCATCAGAACTATTACCGAAACTAACATCGGAAAAGTTTGCACCCAAATCAGTCCCACCAGTATAGAAAGAATTGCTGAGTTTGTTATTATTGAAAATTGCTTGCTCAGCTGGAGTTAATGCTTGGGTTGGAACATCAGTTGGTAAAGAAGATTGCTCTCCGCTGCTCCCATCCATACTATCAATATAATATCTCAAGTAAGAAAATGATACAGTAACTTTAAGTAACTGAGAAGATTCATACGATATTGGCATCGAACTCACTGCTGTTGGAAAAACTCCGACAAAATTGTACGTAAGATTTGCATTCAAATCTTTATATCTATTTTTTTCTCCGGTTCTTTCAAACTTTGTAATTTTTAAATATCCATAATATTCAACGGGATATTTTACTCTGTAATAAAAATTTTCATCTTTAACACTATTAGTTCCGGCAATAGACTCATTAGTTACAAACTTCATCCAAGTTTCAAAAAATCTAAGTGAAACGTAAGGATCTTTTGGATTTATATCAATATAAAAAGTTAAATCAATACGATCATCATAAACTCTTCTATAAATGTGTCTTTCAGTAACACCAGTTCTATCTCCAGTTAGTTCGTGGGTGGCAAAAGAAGAACCTGGCAGAAGTGCTTCAGAACAAGATAGATGTATTTTATCTTGACTTATTGTCCAAGTAATCTTATTTCTTGACAAGTAATCAACAAACTGTCTACTTGATTTGCCATTTTTATCTCTTGATGGAATGCCAATAAAGACCTCATAATGAGATGTTAATGCAGGTCTAAGTAGGTTTGCTTTAACGTCTGAAACTGACCTTATCCTAGGCATTTATAAATAATTTTTACTTTATATATTATGTATGGCAGAAAGTATCAAGAGTAAATACAAACCTTCATACCCAACAAAATATAAAGGAGATCCCAATAATATCATCTGTAGAAGCAGTTGGGAAAGAAAGTTTTGTTATTACTGTGATCATAATGAGAATATTATAGAGTGGGGGTCAGAAGAGTTTTGGATTCCTTACATATCTCCAGTAGATAATAGAGTTCACAAATATTTTCCAGACTTTATCATCAAGGTGAAAGAAAAAACTGGACAATTAAAAACATATGTAATAGAAGTAAAACCAAAGAAACAAACACAAGCTCCCCAGAAAAAAACAAGAGCAACAAAGTCATACATATATGAATGTAAGACGTATGCTGTAAATCAAGCGAAGTGGAAAGCAGCAGATGAATTTTGTAAAGATCGCCTTATAGAGTTCAAAATTATCACAGAAGAAGAACTGGGAATTAAGTAATGGCAGAAGGTTTCGGTCAGTATAAGGGAACAGGATCAGTAAGAACAAGAGAACTTCTTAAAAGAATCGAAAAACTTGGACTAAATGATCCTGAAGATATAATGGTGGTGATTATGGAGATCTTCAAAGAAGAAGTATTATATCCGGAACCAGGAAAATATTACACATTTCTCTATAAACCAAAAACTCCAGATATTGAATATGACCAACATCCTCTTATTGCTTGTACATCATTAGAAAGATGGGGTTTCAAAGGGATTAATTTTCATTGGAGAGAGGGAAGGCAATATACTTGGGAAGAAGTTATTGGAAAACTTCACGTAGTAAAGTATAATGAACTTGACGAACTTTTATCTCTACAATATGGAAAGTTCCGTCTAAATAAATAAAAAACTCCCCATATCTGATGGCAGAACAAGTAATACTAAAACAAGGTCAATTGGGAGTTCCTATAGGGGGACCTAGTGGAAAAACAATAGTAGGTCAGTTGACATCATACAAAGATGGAACTGCGAAGTGGACATATGCTAAAGATGTATCGGGGATTGGAGATCAATCAACTTTCACACTATCAAAAAAATCTGATGGAACTTGGACTTGGAGTCCAACAACAGATACAAGTCTCAAAAATTTAGCAGATAGAGAAGGATTTACCGAAGAACAAGTAAAAGATTCTTTATATAAAACACAACAAACACAAAAAGTATTAAACGCTGGTAATGCTACCCAAATTAGTTCAACGATAGGATTAACTGAAGCAAAAAAACTTGGATTGCCTGGACTTGCAGGAACGGTAACTGATGTAGGATCTCTTCCCGGCGAAGTAAGTGATGGAACAGGTCAAGGTCAAAAAGAAGAATCTGACAAAGAAGGAAAACCAATAACTACACCAGGAACTGAAGAAGGTACAATTGGTGATGATGCCGGATTACCCCAAAAAGGAGAAAATTTAAAATACCCAGAAGATATGAATTTCAACCAAGATCATATCAAGTTTACTATGGTAGAAGATGGTTTAAGAGCATTGGGAGAGGGTCCTGCAGGAGCTTTTGGTACTGGTGCAAGAACAATAAAATCATCTAAGGGAAGTGTTACGCTTCCAATATCAGGACCTATTGTCGATTCTAATGCAGTTGGGTGGGGTCAAGATGAATTGGATCCATTATCTATTGCTGGGGCAAAATTATTCAGAGATGCCGCTTTAAAAGGATTAAACACTGTAGGCGAAAATTCCAGTAAAGCTCTAGAGGATATAAAACAAAGTGCGGCAGATGCTAAAGCTGGTGTAACATATGCCCTTATGGCAGAAGCGTTAGGAAAGACATCAAATCAACTACTTTCAAGAACTACGGGTTCAATCATAAATCCAAACGTAGAACTTCTATTCAATGGAGTATCTCTAAGACCTTTTAACTTTACATTTAAAATGTCTGCTAGAAGTTATACAGAAGCACAAATTATTAAAAAAATAATTTACTTCTTTAAAAAAGGAATGGCAGCAAAGCAAACAAAAAGTGGATTTTTTTTAAAGAAACCATATGTATTTGATATCGAATATCTACATAGGGGACAAAAGCATCCCGGTATGAACCTAATTAAACGTTGTGCTCTACAAAACTTCAGTGTTAATTATGTACCAGATGCCCAATATGCATCACACGAAGATGGAAATCTAACTGCATACGAAATATCAATGCAATTTATGGAACTCGATCCAGTATACTTTGATGATTATGATGGCAAACATCCAATAGGTTACTAAAATGTCAAGACCATATTTCAGACAAGTTCCAAACTTTGAATATGTAAGCAGGCTCACTGAGTCCAAAAACATATCTGATTATGTTACCGTAAAAAATCTATTCAAGAGAGCAAAACTACGTCCTGATATTGAAGGCAATTTAGCATACTTCCAAAACTATACAATCATTGGTGATGAAAGACCAGATAACGTTGCCAATAAGTTTTATGATGATTCAACATTAGATTGGTTGATCTTACTATCAAATAACATTGTAAATATTCAAACAGAGTGGCCATTACCACAAAGAGCATTTGATGAATACCTAAAGAATAAGTATGGTATTGGATTAAATACTGAAGAAGAAATCTATAACAATATCTTTAATAGTGCGCATCACTATGAAACCAAAGAAGTAAGAAATAATTCAGGAACCATTATTGTTCCTGCGGGAATTAGAGTTCCTGAAGATTATAAAGTAAGTTTCTTTGATTATAACTTAGACCGATACGTTGATGTTCTAAATGTTGCTCAAGAAGTAACAAATTATCAATACGAAGAAGAACTTCAAAATAATAAGAGAACAATTCTCGTTCTTAAATCAGATTATCTAAGACTAGTATTTGATGATATCGAAAGACTGATGCCATATAAAAAAGGTTCCAGTCAATACGTGACTGAAACCTTGAAGAGAGGACAAAATATTAGACTTTATGAATGATCACCCTTCAGCAAGACGCTGAAAATAAGAGAGTGCATCATCTTCATCTTCATCATTAGAAGAACTCACTGTAGGAAGTTCTGGTTCGGGACGACGTGAAGTAAAGTCGGGAGTATAAGTGCCACGATCGTTATCTTCATCATCAACTTCTTCATCAAGACGAGGACGAGGAGTAGACTTCTGACCAAGAACATACTTTAGACGCTTCTCAAGATCTTCATAAGACTTGAATTGATCAGCAGCAGTTACTGCAGTAAGAGAGTATTCCTTTTTCCATACTGTTTCCATTGCATCATCATCATTGAGAAGAGGAGCAACACGATCAAACTCAGACTTATCGTAGTTCCAATAACCATCTTTCTTAACTAACTTCAGTTTGAAGTTAGCACCTTGCCAGAAGTCAAAGGGATTGATGGGTTCTTCATCTTCAAACTCAGGTTGCATTGCTTCCATAATCTTATCAAAGATCTTCTTACCATACTTGAAGAGGAAGACTTTACCTTCGTTTTGAGGATTAGCAGGATCCTTTACAACATAGATGTTGCTGTAGTAAGACAGCTTACGCTTCTGCTTACGGACAGTCTCTTTGTCCTTTTCACTACCACTGTTCCAGAGTTCACGATTGTGCTCAGAGACAGGATCTTTTTGACCAAGAGTGGTCAGAGAGTTTTCAATATACCAACCACCAGGTCCTTGGAAGGCATGAGTATAAAGTTTTGCCCAGGGAAGTTCTTCTCCCTCAGGAGCAGGAAGGAAACGGATAACTGCATAACCATTACCAGTTTTATCCATTTCGGGTTTCCAAAGACGCTCATCAGCACCGTTGGAAGTTGTATTCATCTTCTCAACTTCTTTTACCAGTTTCTGGGTAAGAGAGCCAATAGAAGACTGTTTTTTGAGATCAGCAAAAGACATTAGATTACCTCGGATTGTGTACAGATTTGGCTTGTGTGTACCTTGTTATTCTACAGGTCGGAACCAGTTTTGTCAATCTGTTCCTTCATCACCTCAAGCATTTTAGACATGTTGTTGAAAATTACATTCATATCAACATCGGGAGGAAGTCCCATCATCGAAGCAGATTCAGCAATACGTTCTTTCATAGTCACTGCTTCTGGATCATCAGAGAGACTTAAGCGAGTATACAGGATTTTCTGTTTATCGAGAAGTCTTTCAAGAATTTCTACGTGATGAAGTCTTTCCTCTTTATTCATCGTAGGAAATTTGAAGACGTTTTGATAAACCTCTTCCTGTAGTTCTCCAATTTCAGCCATCTCAGCACGGACGACTTCGGAATTAAAAAAACTCATTTATTCCTCAAAACAATTTCTCTCAAAATATTCTTATAACGCGGCACATCAATATTTAGAAATGAAGAATATTTTTTTAATTTACGACTTACGGTTTCCCACACTGGATCTTTAAGTTTTTTATCAAAGTTATTCCCGAATAAGAATATTTTGTCATAGATTACTAAGGTTTCTAGACTAATATTTCCGCTCAGGAACTTCTTTAATACTGGTGGATGTCCCTTAGAAGAGTCAAATACTTCCTCAAATTTATTCTCTTCAAACAATGTTTGAGTTTCTTCTTTAAAGATATAAGAAAGTGATTGTACTTTTTTCTGCCAGTTTTGATATCTACTTTCACCTTCTTTCATAATTTCGCCAATCCAGAGTGTTTCTGGATTGCTGCAAGAAACAAAATTAGCAACAAAAAAATCTACAATTTCTTTATCAGTTTTATTTCTTGCAAACTTTTCAAACCAAAAACGATCTTTGCGTTTATAAAAAGATTGAACAGTTGCTCTGCTTTTTCCACAATACTTATGATAGTCATAACTATCTTTTGTGAAGTGATTTTTCAGAGCAAGATATTCTCTATAAGCATCAAATGGCATCATCAAAAAAAGTAATATAGGAAAATTTTTGCCGGAATTTTTTTCACCCAAAAATGAAATTAAAGTGGCAATTTGGCACGAGAACTTCTCTTTAGAAAGTTCAACTCCATTGCTTCATACTTAATCTTTTCCTTTAACGGTTTAGAAATAAGTTTTGGCACAGACTCAACATCAATATTATTTTGCTCACAGAAATAAACAATCGCATCGATGTAATTCATATCTTCGTTTGTATGTACTAAAGATTCGATCTCTTGAGCAAAACGAGATGGACAAAAGAATTTACTTTCAAGTACCTTTTCTAATTCATTCTCCATCTGACCCAGTATTGTGATGTACAAATTCTTTAATATAACGAACTAGTAATCTAATATAATCCTCTTTGTTCCTTTTGTCAAATACTTTGACTTCTCCACCAGGAGTGACCATTAAAGTAATAAGTTTCACTGGTGGAATTTTAGTCATTTCATAATATGCAGCCGCATAGAACATCTCCTGAACAAAATAATTTTCAATCCATTCTTCGGGTTTAATTTTATCAGAAGTTTTAAAGTCTATGACGGCAAGTTCTCCATCATACTCCGCGATACAATCAACTCTACCAGCTAGTCCAAGATATTCTGAATAGAGTGTGCGCTCAATCGCATGAATATTATTTATCTTATCAAGATAAGGTTTTGCATGAATGAACATAAACTTTGTCAGGGGTTGATAATCATCCCAGTTTAGTTCTTTATTTTCAAGATAGTCCTGACATACTTGGTGAAAATCTGTACCTCTTGCTGTTGCCTTACGAGTAATAGCATTAGCTTTATCTACACCAACTCTCTTTCTCCACTCAACAAAGATCTGTCTATTGTAGAAAGACGTTACTGAAGTGATAGAAGGCACCCACTGCCCATCAGGAAGATTGTACAAGCGGATGCCGTTTGTTTCTTTCTTTTCTAATTCAATGTCACCCAAATAATTATGATGAATAAAACTCATACACCCACTTCCATTTTAGCAAGAATATACTCCTTCACAAATCCAGAACGAACAATATCTTCAACTCCAAATTCAATAATATCAATTGAAGGCATAATACGAAGTACTTTCATAAAATCAATGATTCCATTCTTCTCATTCGTTTTAATAAGATCACTCTGAGTAGCATCACCGCAGAACATAATCTTACTATTTTCACCTACACGAGTGATTATACTATCAAGTTCATGATAATTCAAGTTTTGAAACTCATCGACAATAATGATTGCATTATCAAGAGTTGTTCCGCGAATAAAAGAAGTACTCCAAAAACTAATCGTTCCTTGAGTTTTTAAATTACCATAGAGCATTTCAAAGTCAGACTCGGATGGCAACTCAAACATATACTTCACCATATTCTTATAGGGAATTTGATAAAGTGATGACTTATCTTCATGATCACCAGGAAGGAAACCAATTTCACGAGTAGCAACAAGAGACCTAACGATATAGATCTTTTCGTAAGGAGTCTTTTCATTTAAAACATCTCTAAGAGCATTATAAAGTGTAATAAATGTTTTTCCTGTTCCAGCACAACCATACGCAACTAAATTTTGTTCTAGTTTATAACAACGGAAAAGTTCTTCTTGATTATCTGTCAGAGGTTCAATTGTCCTCATCAAGTCTGAACTGATTGGCTTCTTTCTTTTCATTTGTTTGTTGCTCATTCCAAATGGTACTGGAGACTTTGGAGTGTTTCTTTTAGCGGGCATACAAAAAATTAAATAGGTTTTACTTTTGATCCTGGAGCCTTTGATGCTGCATGAAGCACATCATTCCATCCTGGGTGAGACTTCTTAAGTCGATCATAGACTTCACCAACTTCACCAGATGATGGGCAAGTTGATGGATCTGACCAATCCCTATCCCAATCTGGATTGTTTTTCTTCCATTGTTCCCAATCATGAACACTCAAAACAACTTCTTTTTGTTCACCTGTTTGTTTATTGATAACGGGATATGTTGCCAATGTTACACCTCCATTGTATGTAAGGATATTTATTTAAATTTTATTCTATTTAAAATTTTGTATTTTTTATAATGGGATCGATAATTTTTTTTATTAGGTTCTGTACGTTGCAATCCACTACGAAATAATTTATTGTCTCTACAAAATTTATTAAAGTTATAAACTTTTATAATTTCTTTATTTGGAGTTTCTATAATCCAAATATACTTGCTCTGAGATTTTTCAATGTTACCCTGACAATCTATCCATTGAAGATTAGAAATAGAATTATTTGTTTTATCTCCGTCAATATGATCAACTTGAATAAGGTTATCTGGATCCGGATTAGGAATATAAGTTTCGGCAACTAATCTATGAACTTTTTTATGTTTTCCAATCTTCACATCCACTTGAACCGATACGTATAAGTATCCTTTATTATTTAAAGATTGTTTTAGTTCTCTTATCTTTCCCCTTTTGTTACTGAAAACTTTGCCATTTTCAGTAATAAAATATCCTTTATACTCGGGATGTTCCTTCATTTTGCAAATTGTTAATAATTTGAGTAATATGACTAATAAAAGTTGTGGTATCTAAATCCATTT